CCCCCCAACCCCCGTCTTATATTGGTTTAGGGATTATTAATTATTTGTAAATTTTCAATAGATTTTGTAAAATTTATTTGGAAAATCTATTTATTATTAGTAACTTATAACATATGAATATAACAGCATTAAAAAAATTAGAAAGTAGTTGGGTTAAGTGGGATTGGTCTGAAAAGCTAATAGATATGCCGTTAGAGCCCAAACACCTATCTCAGCTAATAGATGTATTAGATAATTGGAAATCTAATAAACGGTGTAAGGAAGTGGTTATTATGAAATATAAATCTCTACCTGCTTATATATCCGTTAAACGAACCGATTTCTTAAAGTTGAGTGAATGGTTAATGGAACGTTTGAGTGGTTTAGAATTATATGAGGAATGCGGTCGTTTGAATGGCATTAAAAAAGAATTATGATATCAAAGTTAAAAGAAATTGCTGGCAGTTGGTGGAGAGCTGCAAATCCTACAAAGGAGGAATCCGACTTGGCTAAACTCAGATTGAGTATATGTAAAGAATGTCCATCTATGGTTGAATCTGTAGCGTTTGGATACAAATGCGGAGAATGTGGTTGTCCGATTGGTAAAAAGATATTTACGGATAGATATGGGGGATGTCCTATATCTAAATGGAATGATGTAGATACACTATTTAAACATATTTTAAAATAATACACATATGATAATAATACCAGAAACTCCTATAACTGATGTTAGTTTTTCTAAATGGAATAATACTATTAGGCTTGATGTAGATGATGAAGGGGTAAGTGGTTCGTTTCATTATTATGTTATACCGCTAATTCCAATAACAAAGGATGATATCGAAAATAGATTAGAAACTATTCCAGCCTTATGGTCATCGGAATCTGATGAGTTTAAATCTAAAGAAGGAGTTGTACTATATACAATGAGTTTATTCGATGAAGATCTGCCTGAAATAACTACAGAAGAAGAGGTTGAAATACTTTATAAAATTATAACAAAAAAAGATTTGATTTAATTTGGAAAAGTGGAATTTTTTTTGTATATTTGGATTATATTTAATTAGTATAGTTACTTACTACACTTAGTACAGTTATAATAATACTATTATAAATTACTTATAATAACTTTACTATTAAATTATTAACTAAATTACAATAACAAATTACCAAAATGAAACAAAAGACAAATGAAGAGTTGCTGACAGCATATAATGGCTTTATTGCTGCTCTAAAAAAAGTATTTTCAGGTGAAAGATTAGATAAATTATTACTAATGTATTCGCCTGAAGAATTGGGAAATCAATTAGTAGTTGCACCTGCAAGTGGTAAATTAAACTTTCATTCAGCATATGTAGGAGGTTATATTGATCACGTTATGAATGTTGCTAGAAATGCTTTTAAACTAAAGAAGACATTTGAAGAAGCAGGAACTAAAGTTGATTTCACAGATGAAGAATTATTCTTTGCTGCATTTCATCATGATTTAGGCAAATTAGGAGATGTATCTAATCCTTACTATTTACCTCAGAATGATAAATGGTCACAAGATAAAAAGAAAGAGTTCTTTACTCACAACCCAGCATTGCAATACTTCGATGTAACACATAGAGCACTTTGGTTATTAAATCAGTATGGTATTCAATATACTCAGAAAGAGATGTTAGGCATTATGCTGGCAGATGGGTTATACAATGAGCCAAATAAAAAATATCTAATGTCTTACTCAGAAGATTTTTCATTAAAGACGGAATTACCGTATATTATACATTGGGCGGATCATATGAGTTGCAGACAGGAATACGTACAATATAAATCAGGATTATAATTAATTCAGATTTAATGTAGTAAGATGTGACAATTTGTCACAACAATCTGACATATTTTCAGGCTATACAAAATGGTATGATAATTGAGATTACATATCATATATTTTAAAACAAACTCAAAAATAATTATTTATGTACACTACAAATTTAAAAACTTTACTCGATGTGTTTGATATGCCAAACATAAATACCTCAGGATACGAACCCTCATCGGGTAGGTATGTAATGACTCAATTAGATGATGGCAAACGGCAACTATGTATAAACGTATTAGGACATGATGTTAATAATATTAAATTAGATGCTACCGATGACAAAATCACAGTTAAAGCAAATAAGCCCGAAAATGGTTATCCATTAGTGGAAGATATTAATTTATCGTTTTCAGTAGGGAAGGATTGGGATGGCGCTAAAACTGAAGCTAAATACCTAAACGGATTGCTAATTGTAACGATTGATAAAAAAGATGAGAGAAAGCCTAAAAATATTCAAATAAAGTTTGGATAATTTAAATTTTATTCATATATTTAAAGGGATGAGACAATAACGTTTCATCCCTTTTTTTATTCACTTAACTGATTATTTTATGATTTACAAAGAAAAACTTCTGACACTTATCCAATCATTGGAAGGTAAGATAACTATAATTCAACACGTTGCGAATGGAAAAATGCGGTTAGATGCAAACCAAGTTGATACTGTACTTAATGAGTGTAAATCTATTACAAATAGAATTTCAGAATTAATAAGCTTAGAACGATAATGAATTGGTTAAAGGCATTGGTAGGATTATCTGCGATTATTGTAGCAGGTTGCGCAGCTTACTTTTCGGTTACAGGATTAGGTGTGCTATTTGCTGGCGCATCTACACCTGTAATGATAATGGCATCTTCATTGGAACTTGCCAAAGTAGTAGCAGCAACATATCTTAAACAGCAGTGGAATTCAATTAAAGGGTTTAATAAATGGTATTTAGCCACATCCGTTTTTGTATTAATGATAATAACATCTGTTGGAATATTTGGATATTTATCAAATGCATTTCAGCAACAAAATTTGAAACTAATAGAAATTGATAGAGAAATATCATTATTCGAAACAAAGATTAAACAGAATGATAATGAGATAGAAAGGTATAATATACAACTTTCAAATCAACAAACAATCAGAAACTCCCAAGAACAGAATATTAGTAAATTAGTTGAACGAAGTGAATCTACAAATCGTTTAACACAAATGGTTAAGAATTCGGATAAGGAAATAAGCGCTATTTCTGAAAAAATTAATTTGTTATCCGAAGAAAATAATAAAAATTTACAAAAAATAAACGATATAAAAAATAGTAATATTGAAACTGAAAGAGAAGTGGGAGGATTTCGTTTTGTAGCTGATGTATTCGGTATTGATCTTAATGATGTTGTGAAATATTTTATAATGTTGATTGTAATAGTTTTTGATCCATTAGCGGTTGCGTTAATTATAGCATTCAATGGTATAAATTCCGAACCGATAATCATTAATAACGATATACCAACGCCAACGCCTAAACCAATTAGACGTAGGAAACCAAAAACAAAAAAAGATTCAGAAAAAGTTGATATAAAGATTAAAAGGAATTCAAAAAAAGATGATAGTAACGTATATGAAATATATGGAGATACAGTATCGCCTATTATAGATACTATGCCAGTTGAACCTTTTCCTACTGATTTAGAATCCAATTCAATTGAGGATGCCGAATTACTATCATCGGTGGATAGTATAATTGATTCTGGCGAATTTGAAACGGATACTACAACCGTACATGATACCGTACATGATACCGTACATGATACCATACCAATAGAAGAATTAAACGGGATAAATGATAATGCAGAATCTGATAATATAAAATCAGAAGAATGGTTAAATCCTGAATATGATTGGGGAAATAAAAAATTGTGGATAAATAACCCAAAAGCTGTTAATTTTTGGGTACAAAATAAAGGCGGTTCACGTAGAGAACTTGGTAAAATATTCAAAGAATGGAAAAATCAAACTGATACTTAAAAAATTTATTAAATTGTTTGGTTTACTCATATTTTTTTCGTATATTTATGTAAATAATTAAACTTTAAAATATGAACATAGGTTACGCTTGTATTAATATGACAATGGGCAAATCGGTCACCACTAATCGTTCAATGATTAAAAAGACATTTCAATCTAAAGGATTGGATTATGTATCCGAACTTGCTCTTAGTAATGCAAAAGATATTATTAAGATTTTGGAATGGAATCGGCAAAATAATATCTATTTTTTTAGGCTATCATCGGCATTAGTTCCATGGGGAGATGGATTGGATATTACACAACTCAAAGATTATAATGAGATTAAATATGAATTAAAGAAAGCTGGAGAGTTTGCTAAGTTTTGGAATATGCGCATAAATTCACATCCAGGTCCGTTTAATGTGTTACCATCACCAAATGAATCTGTAATATTAAAAACAATTGCAGATTTGGAATTACATGGCAAGATATTTGACCTAATGGGTTTATCGAAAACTCCATACAATAATATAAATATTCATTGTAATGGTGTGTATGGAGATAAACAATCGGCAATGGATAGATTGATTACAAACTTCAAAAGATTATCACCAAGCGTTCGAAGTAGATTGACATTGGAGAATGATGATAAAGCATCAATGTATTCGGTTAAAGATTTAATGTATATCCATAAACATACAGGCATTCCAATAGTATTCGATTATCATCACCACCAATTTTGTACAGGTGATTTATCGGAAGAAGATGCACTCAAACTGGCAGCAACAACTTGGCCAGATGGAATTAGACAAGAAGTTCATTACTCAGAATCTAAAGCATTACATGAAAATAATCCAAAAGAAAAACCACAGGCTCATTCATTGTATATAAACGAATTACCTAACACCTATGGTTTGGATATTGATGTAATGGTAGAGTGTAAAGCAAAAGAACTTGCTATTCTTAAAATACGAAACAAATATGATTTTTTAAATGTTTAAATATGTTTGATATGATTAATGCAAGGCAGGAATTTTTATATGCTATAGGTAAGAGATTAGTTAAATGTGCACATGTTATCCATAAAAATGGTGGTATAGAGGCAAACACCGAGCCGATATTAACCGAATCGATATTAAAGGTGGGCTATACCAATGAGGATTACCAAAGATTTTTGGATAGCCTTAATTATGAATATGAAGATGGGTGGGGAACTCAAGAGTTATACGGTAACGTATGGTTAACAGATGATACATGGTATAGCAGAGGTGAATACGATGGTTCGGAGTGGTGGGAATACCATAAATGTCCGGATGTATCTGATAGGTGTAATCAAGAAGTTGAAATACCTAAAGAAATAGATTTAAGTAAGAAGGATGTATGTGTTATTTGTGGAAAAGATACACCATATACTATTGAAACGCATATTTACAATAGAATTGGGTATATTGAAGGAGCTGGACAAGGATGTCATAATCCAATAATATGTTCTCAAGATAGAGCTAAATCAACATTTATGATTAGTGAGGCTCTTATTCACAATACACCAAACGATACAGATTTAGGATATAGAATAAGAGAAATTTATTGGAATCATAAAAATAATTAATATGAAATTAATCGTTGATAAATACAAAAATGGATCGGTAAATACCGAATTCGCTAGGTTGTTAAAACGACCTGTTGAAAAAACAGAGATAACTCAAATTGAATCCGATATATTACAAAATACGTTGCGTTCCGCTTTGAAATCGATTGGCGCATCTAGCCTATCCGCTAATCAAATTGGAATAAATAAAAGAGCTTGTTTAATTTCACTCAATGATGTGGAATTATTCTTATTGAATCCAATAATTACAGAACGTTCTAATGAAGGATTTTTATTTTATGAATCATGTGATTCAATAATAAACACATTAAGAAAACCGATTAAGACAATTCGTTCTACATATGTTGTAGTTAATACGGATAATTTGGGTGAATTAAGATTTGAAATAAATACTGAAGCCGATAGTAAGGGGGTGTCCGATGATACATTAAGAACGGTATTAGTTCAGCATGAAATTGACCATTTGGATGGGATTACTATAAAAGATAGAATCTATAGCACAACGGTTAGAAAGAATAAGAATTATGGAAGAAACGATAAAATCGTAATGAAATCACCTCAAGGAGAATTAATAGAAGTTAAATATAAGAATGCAAATAGTTTATTCTTAAAAGGATATGAAGTAGTGTAATATGGAAATTATAGTAATACTATTATTAATTTTGTTATCGGTATCAATATATACGATATACAATTTACTAATTAAATTGGAATACTTAGATGAGTTTATAGAAACCCAAGAAAAAAACGATACAATATTACTGGAGACTTTGCGAAGAATTGATTCTAGGCAAATGTTTGAGAAAGATGATGATGTAGGTTCGTTATTTATGCAAATAAAGCAAACTATAGAACATTTCAAACGAATAAAATAAAATGCCAAGAAAAAAAATACCAAGAATGTATTTCACACAAGATACTGAAAATGCAATTATTCAGTATAATAAAAGTGATAACCAAGCTGAAAAGAATAAATTATATAAGGAATGTATTAAAGATTCATTCGATAAATTAGCTGAAATAGTTTATAATAAATGGAAATTTAGTTATTTCGATGATGAACCTCAAGATGTAATGGCTGAGGTGGTTGCATTTATGGTTGAGAAAATTCATATGTATCAAGAGGGAAAGGGAAAAGCATTTTCTTATTTTACTATTGTTGCTAGAAATTATCTTATTTTAAATAATAATTCAAACTATAAGAGGTATAAGGATACTGATATTATATCATCTTTGCCTGAAAATTGGGATACAGAAAATAATTTTAGGGAACAAACTCGTAACAATGATTATATTGTATTTAATGAAAGGATGTTGTTATATTGGGATAAACATTTAGAAACATTTTTTCAGAAAAAACGAGATATACAAATTGCAGATGCTATATTAGAGTTATTTAGAAGAGCAAACTATATAGAAAGTTTTAATAAAAAATCATTATATCTATTAATTAGAGAAATGACCGGCCTGCCTACACACTATGTAACCAAAGTGGTAAATAAAATGAGAGAAAGGCAGATGGAGTTATATAATGAATTTGATAAATACGGCGATATACGCATATAGGTATTTTAGTAAAAATATAATTAAATAATTTGTAGTATTAAAACATATGAGCTCGGAATTTAAATTATTTGATGGTAAAAATTTATCATCGCTATTTAAGGATATATACGATAACCAGCAGGTTAAAAAAAAGAATATTTCCGAAATGATTGAATCGCTTAGAAAGCTAATTAAAAATGTAGGCGAAGCAACAGTTCTTGCTCCAATCATTCGTGATTTAATTGATACCTCTGTAAAGAATGATGACCATTTGATTAAATTAGCAACCATTGCTCAGAGATTGGCAGCAGCAGAAGCTAAGGGCATTGGTGAGGATGGTTGGTTGAGTGAGCATGAGAAGAGTCAATTATTAAGTGATTTGGAAGTTGCTGTAAACGAAATTGATAAGAAAAACGAAGAAAAATTAGAAGATATTCAAATTGAATTGGATGAAATTAAATCCAAAATATAATGGCTTATTTAAATGCAAATATACCAACTGTTACCTGTTTAATTAGGAATCAGTTTTTATATAATCACAAATCGGGATTTAACGAATATACACCAGCCGATGTACATTCCGTTGCATCTATACAAAAGAGAGTTCCCCTATTTGAAGCATTTTTAGATAATGGAGTGAATTGGACACGTAGGCCGATTCACTCCTTTGTGTGGAAAGAAGGAGCGGAGATACTACCATTATCGGAGCATATGTATTGGGATTGCTTTTCATGTTATATCGATGTAAATGTAAGAGAAAGGTTAGCAGGACTTAGAGCCGATTTAATATCAATAAGTGGCGTTAAACGTTCCGGAACATATATGTTTACACTTGATTGGTCACATGAAAATCGAAATGTGATTGATACTAATTTTTCCGAAACTCCCGAACATAAATGTGGTCATTTTTTTAAAATGGATAATGGTAACTATTTTATATACCCAAACAATAGAATTATTTGGATGGATACTGCTTGGACTTTTAATAGATTAGATAAAAATCCTGGATATAAAATAGATATGAATATTTATACAGTAGAAAATATAAGTGGATATGAAACAGATTATAATTACATAACTAATTTTACAAAAGATGGAAAAGACTGATATTATATATAATATAATAAATAATACAAAATTAAAACTAAAACCATCTAAGGTATGCAATGGAGTCGGAGTATTTAGTATTTGCAAAATAAAAAAAGATGAGAAACTATTCACAGATGTAACTTGTGATACAATGTATATATCTTGGGATGACCTTAAAGGTATTCCTAAATCTACTGAATCCTATTTAAGAAATATAGCAAACGTTGCCGATGGTGGAATTTATTTGTCAAGAACACCTAATAACATAAATCTATCATATTATGTAAATCATTCAGATAATCCAAATGTATATCATAATTTAGATACAGATGAATTCCATACTATATGTGATATAGATGAAGATGAAGAACTTGTAGTCACTTATACTGATTCCGAAATTGATTGGGAATAGGTATATTAATTAATACACAATGGATAATTTTGAAATATTTTTAGGTTCTGTAACAAAGGTATATCTTAATTCCGACAAACCGTTGGATAAAGAAAATGATTATATTAAAGTATATAATGATAATAAAAACTTTGATTCAAATGATATAAGATTTTTAGGTGCATTGGAATTTAAGAGAGAAAGTTCTATCCTATTGGAAGGGTATGCGTTTCCATTTGATAAAAATAATATGACATATCCGATAGTTGGAGAAACCGTATTAATAATCGTATCTAATAAAGAATATTATTGGCTACCATATTCAAATACCCATTACCCAAATTATAGGGAGAACTATAAAACTTCGGAAATAACCAAAGAAAAAGAAATATCTAAAAATACAACTGAATCTAAAAATAAAGATTATAGGGAAATTAAAGCTACAGGAACTACTAATAGAATCCCAACAACCACTACACCCTCCAATAAATATAAAATCAATGAGAAGATTAAATTCTTAAATCCAAAGGAAGGTGATACAATTATAAGCGGAAGAGTTGGGAATACAGTTAGATTTAGTGAATTTCATTTAACAGAAGATGGTAAAACATCTTCGCCAGGTATATTTATTCGTAATAGACAAAATCCAGAATTAGATGATAAGAAGATTGGAGAACTAATCGAAGAGGATATTAATAAAGATGGCACATCTATTTACATTACATCCAATAAAATAAAAGTTCCGTTTAAAGAAACTATTTCAAAAGAAAAGATAGCATTTAAGCAATACCCATCCTCCGCCGATTTGAAAGGAGACCAGTTATTCATAAATTCAGATAGAATTATATTATCATCGAAAGCTAAAGAATTTATTATATTTGGTAAGGGAAATACGGGCGTAATAACTGATGGTAATTTTTCAGTAGATGCTGAAAAGGAAATCTATATACACAATAAAAAGAATGTAACAATTCATTCCGAAGGTTCTAATCAAATATTCCTTAATTCAGAAAATGGTAAGATATTTTTAGGTAAAGATAAAGGAGCAGGTGATGCTGGAGCTGATGTTCAGAAAATGGTATTAGGAGGCGAATTAGTAAAATTAATTGGAGAACTCATTGATGCTATTAATAAGCAGACATATTTAACACCGGCTGGTCCAACGAGTTTAGGTCCTACGAATATAGCATCATTTAATGCAATAAAAAGTAAACTAAAAACTATGTTATCTAGTAAGAACTTTTTAAGTAAATAAAAATGGGGTGGAACGCATTTAAAGCTACATTACTACCGCAAATGAAAAGTAACTCATATAAAACTATAAGTGACTTTGCTAGAGCGTTTACACTATCGTATGATTTAGCGGTTAAATCGGGAAAGGATACTATAAATGGTGTTCCAATGGTTATAGGAAACCGTGCAGTAATGGAACAATTTATCACAAACTTTCTAACACAGACTCAAAAATCAAATTCAACAACACTATTAGAAACAATAGGACCTGCATTAATAATATATTGGACAGGTGGTAAGATGGCTCCAATACCTGCACCAAAGATACCATCTCCTGGCTCTATTCGAAATATAGTCACTACATCTGGCTTAGTGTTAAATCCAGGTAGTTGGGTAATAAGCAAAGTTCAACCAAACAATAATCCTGAACAGTTTTTAAACGCATTTATTAATTCGGCTAAGATACACCTAACAACCGTTTCAGGAATATATTCTGTAATAGCACAATACCCTCCACCCGCTCCACCCGCACCTGGTATAGTTCCTTGGAGCGGATATACCATTCCAAATTAATTAAATTTTCTATTCCATATATTTATACAAAAGTATAATATTTTAAAAAAATTTGTATGAGCAATATGAAATTAAAGCCCATTGTAGATGGAATTATGGATGATTTTCTACATAATAAAGAATATAATGATAAGGAAACGGATTATAGAAAAGTTACAAATATACTACAAAGCCGAACTCACTCTATTAACATAAAACATGATGGACAGTATTCTGTTAAATTCGGAAAAAAGTTTACAGCTGTTCCCCAACTTGAATTGAAAAAAGATGGTATTAAATATAGAATATCTAGGCCTAGTTCAGTAAAAGAACCGGGTAGTTCGATAATTTATGTAGATATATCTTTTAGACCACATAACACTCGTGTGAATGTCGATGGTAATGATTTAAATTATTATGCAATAAATCAAGAATTTCTATATGATGTAGAAGATAATTTAGAACATATATTAAAAAACGCATCTAACTATTATAACAATTTAAATGATAGAAGTATCAATCAAATATTGCAGGCAATAATAAGAAACTTATCAGCTGCTTCGAAACGTGAGGATAATCATATGAATAGCTACATTAATATCGATGCGTAGAAACTAATATATACTCGGTTATAATTAAAGTATATATCGATTTAAGAAGTTATTGAAGCGGATAAAAACGGATATTATTTACACTATATCGGTTGATAGCTCTATTCTATATTTAACTACTACCAACCTACTCTGTTCCACATAAGCTGATATATCATTTCAAATTAATTAAATTTTATATTTCAATATTTATTAAAAAGTATACTATATGGCAAAAAGTGACGTATTATTAGGATTAATCAAAGAAGTTGTAAAGAACGAAGTAAAGCAACAATTGAAAGAGGAAATTGTTAAATTAGTTAAAAGTGGTGCCATTACTATAACTAATAAACAAAACTCAAATAAATCATCATTGAGAGAATCGATTAAAGTTGATTCCACTAAAGTCATTAAATCCCAACCAAAGATGATTAGGGAAACCAATACCAAACCACAGAAAAAAGAATTCACAAAAAATCCCGTCTTAAATGAAATTTTAAATATGACTACACCGTTTACATCGGCACATAGGTCAGAAGGCGTAGGGGTTGGTGGAAGTAGTATTTTAGATACAATTCAACCAGAGAGAAGTATGGAAGGAGATTGGGAAACACTAAATTATTCTAATGCAAATATGCCATCGCATCAAGTTACACCAACAAATAATGTAGATGTTTTAACAAAGGCATTGACTAGAGATTATTCAGAATTAGTAAAGAGATTTTAATAATGGCAATAGAGCTTGGTAGATTTAATAAATCGGATATAACTGAAAATAACTATAAAATAGTTGGAATAGCTATTAACGAAAAAAGCGATTCAAACGGTGCTTTTTCTGTTAATTTCACAACAATTGACCAAGCAAAGAGTAATCTAAAAAATTTAATTTTAACCAAAAAGGGTGAAAGATTATTTCAACCTGATTTTGGGTGTGATATTTGGAGAATACTATTTGATCCAATTATAGAAGGTGATATCGAATCAAAAATAGAATCTTACATATTAGAAGCTGTTAATGATTGGCTACCATATTTAAATATTGATACTATTTTATTCGATTACGATAGTGTATCAATTGATGCAAATCAAATAACATTGGAAATTCAGTTTTCATTGAAAGCAAATCGTAGTATAGGGGCTTCTGTAATAATAGATGTAAATAATTAAAATAATGGCGATAAAATCCACAGATAAGAATTTTGGAAGTAATAGGAATATAAACTATATAGGTAAAGATTTCTCAGCATTAAAAAGAAATATTATAGAATATGCCAAAACATATTTTCCAAATACATATACTGATTTTAATGAAGCATCTCCTGGTATGGTATTCATTGAACAAGCTGCTGCAATTGGAGATGTATTGGCATTTTACCAAGATACCCAATTAAAGGAATCAATGTTATCGCACGCTAGCGAAAGGAAAAATGTAGTATCGTTAGCGCAAACAATGGGATATAAACCAAAGATATCAACTCCAGCCGTAACCAAACTAACTGTATATCAATTAGTTCCATCTATAGGCACGGGTGTAGATAATAAGCCAGATGAATCATACTGCTTGAGAATAAAAGATGGAATGGAAGTAACATCTACTACCAATTCTAATATAATATTTAGGACTACTGATGTAGTAGATTTTGCATTGGAAGATGATAGAGAAGTGGATGTACACGATAGAAATTCAGTTACAGGCGAACCCACATTTTATCTACTTACTAAAAAAGTAAATGCTATATCCGCCACTCAAAGGGAACAATCGTTTTCGTTTGCATCTTATACGGAATATCCAAGTATAACATTAAGTGATACTAATATTATAAGCATAGTATCGGTAACATCATCTGATAATATTAAGTGGTATGAAGTACCGTATTTAGCACAAGAAAGCATATTCATAGAATCGGCTAATACTGAATATAATGGAGGTGATTTAAATTACCAAACAACAAATATACCATATATTATA